GACATACCTTATGATGCTATTAACAACATGGCAAACATAGATTATAGTATTGCTGAAAGTCGTGGATATCTTAAGTTAGACTTATTGAATGTTCATGTATATGATAAAGTACGTGATGAAAAACATTTAAATGATTTAATGCGTGAACCTAATTGGAATAAACTCAATGATAGAGAATTTGTTGAAAAATTAATACACTTAGGAAATCATTATCAGAGTATACAGCGTATGCCAGAACCAGTTGATAGTATACCTAGATTAGCAATGTTGCTTGCTATTATTCGTCCTGCTAAAAAGCATTTAATTGGCTTACCCTGGCGCGAAGTTACTAAGACAGTTTGGGATAAGAATGATGAGGGATATAGTTTTAAGAAAAGTCACTCAGTTGGATATGCACATTTAGTCGTTGTACATATGAACTTGTTAGAAGAATTAGAAAGTCCTTTAGGATATCCTTTTTACGAGAGTAATTGACTTACGTTTACTCTTACGTTTTGCTAGTTCTAGCATACTACATATTGGACCATGAACAATCGATAAACTCTTATTGTTAAATGTCCTTAAATACGGTTTAAACACAATCCATTCTTCTTTTAAGAACATATTGATTGGTACTAATCTATTAGATTCCCACCACCAAGTATCACCTAAATCTAAGAATCGTTCACGTAGTACGGAGTCGATTATAGCACCATAATCATATATAGTAGTTACTACCTCATCACGATTTTGTACAATGCCAACATAATCTTGGCCGGCATACGCACATACAGTTATGAATGGGTGGTTTTTTGTTAATTTGTTAAAGAATTCGTTAGGAATCATTATTTTAGTGTTCTCGGATTTATTTATCAAATTTGGTTAACCAATATATTTTAATTTAATAAATACTCTAAAGGAACTCAATTGTGTATTCTACATCAGTAAATTATTATATTCCCCGACAAACTGTAGTATTGTACTCAGGAGCCTCACCTAGGAGATATCAAACCGTGTACGCTAAAACATTAAAAATTCATAAAGGAATTGATAATCAACTTCAATTTCAATTCTTAAATCAAGAACAAAAACCGGTTAATATTACAGGAAAAACGATTAGTTGTGTATTAATGAACTATGACGGAACTAAGATATTGTTAGAAAAGGCACTAACCCCGTTATTACCATTAACAGGATTAGCAACATTATCTGTTACTATGAATGAAACCTTAATGTTCGATGCGGCATTAAGTTATTATTCATTGAACATACCTAGTGGTAGTTTTGATTATCCTGTGTTTGTTGATGATAATTCAGGTGGTAGAGGAAAGATTGATATCGTAGATAGTGTATATCCAAAATATATTAAATCTACCCAATTAAATATACCAGACCATGCAATTCCAGAACCTAGTACCCCGGTAACTTATTACACAGAAAGTTACCTATCGAACGATACCTCTAATCAAACATTTCAAATACAATTAATAGATTATGCAGGTACAATTGAAATACAAGGTTCAGCAACGGGTGCTGAAACAGAATGGTATAGTATATATGATGATCCTGACACCTATGATGGGTTCAGTGCAACCGAATATGTAAATGTTGATGGATATCACAAATATCTAAGAATACGATTCATTAGCACAGCCGGATCAATTGGTAAAGTATTAATCAGATAATTAACCGACACTATTGTATTAGTGTTAAAATTGTGTTACACTAGCACATATGTTCGACATCCTTTCTTTAATACCCGGAAAGAAAAAACACACAAATAGCGGATGGCATAGTTTTAATGCACTATGCTGTGTCCATCGCGGACACAGAGCCGATACCCGATATCGAGGTGGTATAAAATTTGATGGACAAACTAACTGGGTAATGCATTGTTTCAACTGTAGTTATAGTTGCAGTTTCACATTGGGTAAAACATTAAGTCCCAAAACAAGGCAACTACTTACCTGGATTGGTGTTGACCAAGAACAAATACAATTATGGAGTTTAGAAAGTTTAAAACAAAAAGACTTATTAGACTTTACACAGCCTGTTAAAAAACGTGATATCATTAAATTCAAAACAAAAGAATTACCAGATGGTGTACTGTTAGATATAGATAATCCTATACATTTACCTTATATAACTTATTTGGAACAACGTAGTATAAGATACGATAGTTATCCTTTTATGATTACTCCCGATGATATAGGTAGAAATAGTAAACGTATTATTGTTCCATATACATATAAAAATAAAATTGTTGGTCATACGAGTAGATATATAGATAACAGAATCCCTAAATATATCAATGACCAACAACCTGGTTATGTGTTTAATATTGATATACAAAAACCTAAATGGCAAGTATGTATCGTTACTGAAGGTATATTTGATGCATTAAGTATTGATGGTGTTGCGTTAATGCATGATACCATTAGCAATGAACAGGCTCAATTACTAGCACAACTTAACAAGCGTATTATTGTTGTTCCTGATATAGATAAGACTGGAATGACAATTATTGATAGAGCATTAGAATTGGGTTATAGTGTAAGTTTACCTAATTGGGAAGTAGGTGTAAAAGATACAAATGACGCAGTAGTAAGATATGGTAAATTACCTACTTTACTTAGTATACTACAAAATGCTACAATGAGCAAAATAAAATTAGAAATACAAAGGAAGAAAATTGGCAAACAAAACGGATTCTAAACCGCAACTTGAATATACAGTAGACGTACAGAAATTATTCCTTCGTATGATGGTTAGTAATGCAGAGTTATATACACGTGTAATGAACATTATGAATAGTGAGAACTTTGACCGCTCTCTTAGACCGGTTGCTGAGATGTTTAAAACACATACTGACAAATATAAAATACTTCCAGATACTACACAAATTAAAGCAACAACCGGTATTGATATAGAACCGGTGTCAGATTTGGGAGAAGGTCATTATGAATGGTTCTTTGATGAATTTGAAAGTTTTACTAAGAGACAAGAATTAGAACGTGCTATTCTTAAAAGTGCTGACTTACTTGAGAAGGGTGACTTTAGTCCTGTTGAGAAATTAATTAAAGATGCAGTACAAATCAGTTTACAAAAAGACATGGGTACAGATTATTTTCTTGATCCTAAATCACGCATCAACAAATATTTTAACAGTGGTGGACAAGTTAGTACTGGCTGGCCTCAGATGGATCGTATCTTATATGGTGGTATGAGTCGAGGTGAATTGAATATCTTTGCAGGTGGTTCAGGATCAGGTAAATCATTGGTGATGATGAACTTGGCATTAAATTGGTTGCAAGTAGGACTAAGTGGTGTCTATATTACACTTGAATTAAGTGAAGAACTAACTAGTCTTAGAACTGATGCCATGTTGACGAACATGGGTACTAAAGAGATTCGTAAAGATATTGATACTACTGAACTTAGAGTTAAAATGGTAGCAAAGAAATCAGGTAAATATCGGGTTAAAGCATTACCCGCACAAAGTAATGTAAACGACATTCGTGCTTACTTGAAAGAAGTACAGATTCAAACAGGGATTAGAATTGACTTTGTTATGGTTGATTACTTAGATTTGGTCATGCCGGTCTCAGTTAAAGTAAATCCTAATGATCAGTTTATTAAAGACAAATATGTAGCAGAAGAATTACGTAATCTTAGTAAAGAAATGGGTGTATTATTGGTAACTGCTAGTCAGTTAAATCGTACTGCGGTTGATGAAATTGAATTTGACCATAGTCATATTGCAGGCGGTATCAGTAAAATCAATACTGCTGATAATGTTTTTGGTATCTTTACAAGTCGCAGTATGCGTGAACGTGGAAAGTATCAAATTCAATGTATGAAAAGTCGTAGTTCTACGGGTGTAGGTATGAAAATTGACTTAGATTATAATGTAGAAACTATGCGTATTAGTGATTCCGGGGGAGACGAAGGGCAAACTAGTTATAGGCCAAGTAATCCGCAACCCAGTGCAAATAACATTATGAGTCAATTAAAACCCCAATCAACGATAATATCATCAGAACCTATTATAAATCAAGCAACAGGTGAAATATTAGAACCTGATACTAAACGTATTGTAGCTGATGTCCAAGGTAGCAAGTTAAAAGCATTGTTGAACAATCTTAAAAAGTAGATAAATACTAGTAGGATCTATACTATGCAAAAGAAAACTCGCAGCCTCTTAGAGGAATTAGAAGCTATCGGCAATAATCGTGATACTAAACATATTATTGAAAGTCGTGCCCATAATATCATAACTAGTGCTATTAATCTATTAGATATGATTAACCGCCATTATGATGGGGAAAAAGCTCAAATTCTGGAGAGAAAACTGTTAAGTGCTATCAAAGCACGTGACCAGGGTAGATTCTCCAAGAGTTTGAGGAAAAACGACAATGAGGTTCAATGAGTTTAAACCGTTAGTTGAAAGACAAAGACCCCAACTACCAAAGAATATAAAAACAACACGTGTAGTAAAACCTGCTACAACTACACCTACCGAGCCTGTTGCACAGACACAAGGTAATCCGTTTGGAAGTATGGCCTCTAGTCTGACCGCACAAAATACTCAACCTGCACAGGCAGAACCAACACAAAGTGCTACCGCAACCGGTGGCATAGCAAAAGTAAATACAAATCCTGATGGCACTACATCTACAAGACATATTGCTGATCCTAATAATCCTAATGTTACTAAGCCTAGTTTATTAAATCGTATAGGAAATAAATTATCAACGGCATTGGACTTTTCAAAACAAGGTAGAATAGATAGTCAAGCACAAAAAATCTTTATAGACAAATTTAATAAAACGTTGGATTATAATGTACAATCTGCACAACGACAGGGAATGAAATTTAATTTACAAGGTTTTATTGACGGATATATGGCTCAAAATCATTGGAGAGCAGGACAGTTACAATCACAATTAGACCATGCAATAGCATCAAATGACAGAAGAATTATTCCAGGAATCATGGCTCAAATTGGAAAAGCAAATACTGCTATGTATTCACCAACTGGTGAAAGAGAAATATCAAGTGCATTTGGAAGTACACCTGCTCAACAAGCACCAACTCAATCTGCACCTTCTCAACAAGCACCGGAACAACCAGCACATAAGATATCATTTGACGGTAAAACAATTGACCCATCTGATCCTCTTTATCCTAAAATATTAGCCATGATGCAACAACAGGGTAAAGTCTAATGAATTACTCAGAATACTTACGTGAACTTGCTAATAAGATAACTTATATCAACACACCTAAACAAATTTTTGAAGAAGAAGAATTAACAAAAGCCCATGTTGAGCATCCTGAAGATTTGATTTTTCATACAGGTAGTCAAGGTGCTACACGAGGATTACAAGCAATTGTTGATAGTGCTAAAAATCCCAAGGCAATTACAATTAAGTGGGACGGGTATCCAGCACTAATATTTGGTACTGGGATGGATGGTAAATTCATTATAGCAGATAAGCATATGTTTAATAAAGCAGATGGTAGTGGACATGTTACAAGTCCTCAGGCATTTGCAGAATATGATGCCGCCAGGGGAGTTGAACGCGGTGAATTAGTTAATATTATTGCTAGAATATGGCCAGGATTGCAAAAATCATATTCAGGTAAAGGATTCTATTGGGGTGATTTGCTATTCAGTCAACCGTTACAAGATGAAAATGGATTATATATATTCCGTGCTAATCCTAACGGTATTAAATATACGGTTGAAGTTGATAGTGATATTGGAAAATTATTAAAGGATAAAGTAGGTGGCATAGCAGTACATCAGTATCTACCACCTCAAGCAACTAATGTACAACATGCACAATTATTAAATGGTACTATAGGACAACTTAAAAATAATAGTAACGTTGCTATTATTCCTGCGGCAATGCCTATTGCACCTAAATTAAAGATATCTGCTAGTGATGTATCTAAAGTGCAACAAGCAATTAGCAAATATGGATCAGCAGCAGATGCTTGGTTATTACAACCTCCTCCGGGAGTTAAGGGTGCATTCCCGTTAATGTGTACTGTATATATTAACAAGAAAATTGTTTCAGGGAACTTAAATAACTTGGTAGGAGATTTCTATGAATTCTTCAAAACACGTAAAATGACTGACCCTGTACGGGCCAAGTTAACAGAGCATTTTAAACAAAACGAAGAAGGAATTGTGGGGGCATTTGCTATATGGATGGCTGTATATAATCTTAAAATGAAAGTAGTTCCGCAATTAGATAAAGTGGCAGCTAGTAGCCCGGTTAAGGGATATTTACAAGACGGAACACAAACACAAGAAGGTTTTGTTAGTCAAGGCATAAAATTAGTCAATAGAATGGGCTTTAGTCGCCAAAATTTAGCCGCTAGAGGCTAACCAAAACCGATATTTTTTTCTACCTGGCATAAATAATAGTATGAGTCTCTATAGGAAACTCAAATTTTTAAAGGAAATTTATCATGGCATATACAACAAGAACACATGGACAAGCAGGTCCATTCTCAGCAGTAGGTCGTCAAGCATATTCAATCAAGAATTTCGCTAAGACAAATATTACTCAATCTGAACTAGACGCTATCGTTCGTGAAGTTCAACAATTAAATACAATTATGATTATCGGTACATTTGATGCTGGTACATCTGATTCTGTTAATATGTTGATTGAAGGTGCAGGCGTTGACAATCAGTCAAGTGCAGCATACGCTGGAGTATCTGGTGTTACAATTACTGATTTAGCATTTTAATATTAACTTAAGTTAATTAAAATAGCCCCTAATTTTAGGGGCTTTTTTACCACTATAAATACATCTATGATACAAAAGATTAGATGTTATACATTGTTCAATATTACTAAAACAGGTATTACAAATAGAAGAAATTCTTCTAAGTTAGGACCTGACAAAGATAAAGAATGGGAAAAACTTAGAAATACACAATGTAATTTTGACACACTCATACAAGTTATATCTCTACGGAGCCAACCAGAAGATATAACTGACCCTGTACAGGAAATAGTAGTATTTGATGACTGTGATTTATTTGGATTCATGTATGATAAACAAGAATGTCAATCTGCATGGTCTTTTGAGTTTACTATAAATTTTTACGGTGTTTATAATGACGGTATCAATCAATTAGGTCATTTATATTCAGACTGTGATAGTGTTCCTATGATTAAGACTGAGGATATTTGGGATAAATTACCCTCATTCTTAGATACTACACCTGAATTACGCAATATATATTTTGAGGTAATAACAAATGAAACGTAAAATGTCCGAAGCTAAAATGTTTGCAATACTATCTAAACTGCTTAGTAAAGAAAAATTGTCAGAGTTAGAAAGACAACTTATATATAAAGATAGTGACGGAACATATAACCTTTTTGGAATATATATAATAAAGCCGCAGGGTAATATTTTCACATTATCAAAGAATAAAACATATACCAAATTTGATTTTACCGAGTTAAAAAATGCAGTTACCTGGGCAACACTTGATAATATAAACAATATTAACTTATCTAGCAAAGTGCTAGAATTAGATATGAAATTAACCGGGGCACTTGAAAATGTAAGAGTATATGAAAGATTATGTAAAAATACAAAAAATTTAGATACAAAATCTATATATTTGACAAAATTAAATGAAAATAGGATAAAAAGAAATAGTATTTTGAGTGAATTAGAAGTATATGTCAATAAGGCTAAAGAATGGCAATATAAACAATTTGAGATAAACTCCTCAAAATAATTAAAACAATGATAAATATATTATCAGTACTCTAGGAAAAACTATGAAACTAACAGAATTTAACGCTAAACCAGCTATAGTTGCTAAACAAGCACTTAAAGAGCATTTCAACACATCATTTGCTGTTGAAAAATTAGGTCTATATGAGACCAAAAAAATGCTTCAAAAAGTAAAAGGCTTGATTAATGAGACTAAAAGCAAGTCAATATCAGGTGAACAAAATCCTGCATATTTGAAACTTGTATTTATGGAACAAGCATTGACACATCATTATGGTGAATTAAAGTCTATTCCAATGTACAACCCACGTATCGTTGTAGAGAATGAGGAAGTAGAAAAATCACAAGTTGTTTTAGCCGCACAAGAAATGGTTGATTCAATGCAAAAAATGATTGAACAAGTTTCTGACATGCTAGTTAAAGAATTACCGGCTGTTGTTGATGGCGTCAACAGTGAATTTGGTACAAGTGAAGGTGAACAATTTAATAGCCAAGTATCAGAGGCATTAACTTCATTACAAGCCGCATTAACACAATCTAAAACAGGTTTACAGGGTGCATTGGGAGTTGTTACAGGTCAAGGTGGTGGCTTTGGTGCAGAGGCAGGCGGTGATATGGCTGCTCCTGATATGGCTGCAGGTGCAGATATGGGCGGTGATATGGCTGCTCCTGATATGGGTGCAGAGGCAGGCGGTGATATGGCTGCCCCTGATATGAGTGCAGAAGAACCTGCTGAAGAACCAGTTCCAGCAGTGGGTCGTTCTAAGCGTTAATATGCGCTTATTTGAATTTAGTGACGCAGACCCTTTGCGTGTTAAGTTAGTTGCAGTAGCCAGCCAACTTAAGTCACAGGACGAACCCATGACCACTGATGAATTCCTAACAGTATTAAACAAGAATGGTATTAGTTTAGATAAATCGGATTTGTTTAATATTGTTAAAAAAGATCCTTTAAAAAATATTATTGCTGATGTAAATAATGATGCAGTTACATTTAAAGGTGAAGAACCAATTGGTACTCCAACTGACACCAATACTGATAAAAATGCACAGATACGTCAACAAATGGCAAGCAAGCAAATACAGTGATTACACTTACTGAAATAGCAAAAAATAAAATCATAAAATTATTAGAGAAACGTGGGGGCGAAGGAATTCGCTTAGGGGTACGAACTACCGGATGTAGTGGATTATCATATGTACTAGAATATGTTGATAAGTATGAATATGATAATACAACAATAAACTACGCACAAGATAGATTTTGTATATTGGTAGATAAGAAACATAATGTATATCTTACCGGAACAATAATAGATTATGTACGTACTGGATTAAATGAAGGGTTTGAATTTAAAAATCCTAATGAACGTGATAAATGCGGGTGTGGTGAGAGTTTCCGAATATAGTTGACAATAGGATTATAATTAAGTATAATTTACTATAATGTACAATCCAAACAAATATATATACCAATCCATGCAAAGGGTTGAAGTAGAGGGTAAGCGTAGATATCTTACACCAGACGGTGAAAAACTCCCCAGTGTTACTACAATACTAGACGCTACTAAAAGTGAAGAATCTAAACAAGCAG